AAGCCGTAAGTATAACCAGGCATTTTTTTGTTACGGTTACTTATCCCGCCCCCGGTTATTTTATTAGCTTTTTTTACTGTTAACATATTGACCTTTCTTTCATTATCCTTTATAGTCTTTTATATAATAAAGAAAGGAAAAAATACAATGATAAAAAAATATCCTAATTTAAAAAATCATGTTGGAATTTTAAACCATGGAAGCTTAATTGAATTTCAATTAATGACGCCCTGGGCGGTCGAATGGTGGGAAGAAAACGTTGAAACGCCCCCGGACTGGTCCCGCGGGGTCAATGAAAATAATCATAAAACTTTTTTTGTTGAGCATCGATATGCGACGCCAATTTATGAGGCGATGCTAGAAGAGATCTAGAAAGAGAGAGCAGCGCCCGCGATGCGGGCGCGCTAAACATTCACAATGTTTTTTCTACGCTAAACATACACAATTATTAATCGCCTTCATAAATTGGATGTTCAAGTTTTCTTTTTCCTGTCTCGGGGTCGTAGTTACCTTCCCATTTAGGAACATCAAACTTAATCCATTCAAACACATCATGATGATAATTATCACTGGGGTCATATTTATAACCGACCTTAATACAAATCGTAGTTTTAGTATCATCGTAATAATTATCTCTATAAGTTATTCCAACAAGTTCAGAACCCTTTGGAAGTTTTTTTGTTAAGTCCATTCGTCCTCCTTAAATATTTCAATGTCAATGATAGAGTTACAGTTATTAAGATTAACTGTAACTGCGTATTCATTCTTTCCATCTGAATAGTATAAAACCCTAGCATTGATTGATGGGAAATCCATGTAACCATTCTTTGAAAGTGTTTTATACATCTGAGTCTTTTTAGTTATTGCAACTAGATTATTCATATTATTTTTTCCTTTCTAAAAAAGATTTTAATTCGTGAAACCTATCACAATTAAAACCAGCATCGGTTTCATCCATTTCTTTAGGGCCAAGCCCTAGACTTTCATCATTCCATTCATCGATTAAGTCTTGAAGACAATGAAAAAAATGCTCTTCACTATTGAAAGAACTGTCTTCATCTAATTCTACTTTTATTTTCATAACTTTCCTTTTCGTTGCATCATTTTTTCTAATATTAAAACATCATTATAGATGTGGTCTAACTTTTCTTTATCATCACACTCTTCATAGTGTTTAGATTCAAACTCATGCATATAGTCTATGACTTTCTTTAAACTATTTAGCATGTCTTCATTCATGAAATATAATTTCATATTTACTCCTATTGGTTGAATTATTAGGGGGCGATTATCGCCCCCCCTTTTCAACCCAACATTGAAAACTATTTATCAAATAACGTTGGGTTTTTTAGTTCGTCTATTTCTAGTTGTAGATTGTCAATCAAACTGTGAGCAGCGTTGATTTGGTTTTGCTGTTCATTCATTTTCTTAGCAATGATATCAAGTGTTTGTTTCAATGCTTCTGCAAATCCAACAACAGTTGTCTTCTTTGTTACTTTCTCCATGTAATCACCTCCTTTCTTTTAGAAGCAAGGGGCAATGCCCCTTGGTAATTATTTACTAGACTTGGCTATCAAGTCTCGGGTGCGCTTATCAATAAGCTTTTCACCTTTGAGCTGGTAAGCCAAGCAGTTCCACTGCAACGTGGCACCCAGATGAACAAGGAAGCTTTCATTCCCAGAAAAGTTTTTGAAATACTTTTCTAAGTCCTTCTGAGTTTCGTAGATGTGGAAAAACCCTACCGGCTTGATGATGTGATAATCATCAATATCTGTAGGTAAGCCGTAGTTGACTTTAGTTTTTCCCCTTTGTTTTTTCTTCAAAGGATATCTCCTATCAGTTGGGTTTGTATACCATCTTGGTAGACTCTCTCTCTTCCTTCCCGTAGTATGTTCCGGTTTGGAGGTTGTCGTCTGTTGCTCAACCAAGCATGATATAATTATAATATAAACATTATAAAAGATAATACAAGATAATAATTTAATTTATTTTAATTTTTTTTAACAACTTATCCCCAGCCTGTTTTGTTGTTTGTCAACCATTACTACCCGTTACCTTTCACGTGAAACATATGCCCTACTACTTTTTGAGTCCCTAACCTATTCCAAAAGTCAAAACGTTATCCAAGCTACCCCCCACCCCCATTTTTCGGCCCCCGCGTCTGCTGTAGCACGTGCTACAGTCAGTTTTACAAATACAAAGAGTATGATAAAGTTACCATATGAATAAACCATCAGCTGAAGAACTAAAGCTGTTGCTCCGTGAACAGGAATTAATTTTACAAAGAGCAGCACAAAATAATTTTTTAAACTTTGCCAGAGTCATGTGGCCAGACTTCGTTAAAGGACCACATCATGAAAAAACTGCAAACAAACTGCAGGACTTGGCAGATGGAAAAATAAAAAGATTAATTATAAATATGCCACCAAGACACACAAAGTCGGAGTTTGCATCATTCTTGTTTCCTGCATACATGATGGGACTCAATCCTAAATTAAAAATTATTCAAACAACACACACAGCAGAACTTGCATACAGATTTGGTCGTAAGGTTAGAAACTTAATGGGAACTGGAGAATACAAAAATGTTTTTGACAATGTTGTATTAAGTGCAGATAGTAAAGCAGCAGGAAGATGGGAGACAAATTATGGTGGAGAATATTTTGCAGCTGGTGTTGGTGGTGCTATTACTGGTCGTGGTGCTGACTTACTTATCATTGATGATCCTCATTCAGAGCAGGACGCTCTTAGTGAAACTGCCTTGGATAATGCTTATGAGTGGTACACTTCTGGTCCTCGTCAGCGTTTACAACCTGGTGGTAGGATTCTAATTGTTATGACCCGTTGGTCCACGAAAGATTTAACGGGACAATTGATGAAAGCACAAACAGAACCAAAAGCTGATACGTGGGAAGTTGTTGAGTTTCCAGCAATCTTACCAAGTAATACACCAATATGGCCACAGTATTGGAAGTTAGAGGAACTCGAAGCAGTCAAAGCTTCTTTGACAGAACAAAAATGGCAAGCGCAATGGCAGCAGAATCCTATATCCGAAGAAGGATCTATCATCAAAAGAGAGTGGTGGCAGTTATGGGATAAAGAGGACCCGCCCGATTTAGTGCACATCATACAAAGTTACGATACGGCCTACAGCAAAAAAGAGACCGCCGACTATTCTGCAATATCGACCTGGGGTATATTTTATCCAAAAAATTCTTACAAGCCTCATGCTATGTTGATGGATTCTAAAAAAGGTAGATGGGATTTTCCTGAACTAAAAAAAGTTGCAATGGAAGAATATAAATACTGGGAACCTGAAACTGTTTTGATCGAAGCTAAAGCTTCAGGTATGCCACTTACTGATGAACTTAGAAGATTAGGAATACCAGTTGTTAACTTTACACCGAGCAAAGGAAATGATAAGTACGTACGTGTGAATTCTGTTGCACCGTTATTTGAAGCGGGAATGGTTTGGCGACCAGACGCAAGGTGGGCAGAAGACATGGTAGAAGAGTGTGCTGCTTTTCCATTTGGAGATCATGATGATTTAGTGGACAGCATGACACAAGCTATGCTAAGGTTTCGTCAAGGTAATTTTGTGGTGCATCCAGAAGATTACGATCCGGAGCCTATAGCGATAGGAGTAGAACGAAGTTATTATTAGGAGGCCATATGGCAGAGAGCACATCACCATCAAGAATAGCACAGCTTTTTGATTTATATAAAGATGCTATTGAAGCAGGAGACGACGACAAGATTCAGGAAATAGAATCAGAATTATTTATAATCAGTCCAAAACTAGTTACACCTAGCAAAGGTAAAAAAGGCGGACTAATTACACCTCGCGGTTTCAAAAGACTGAAAAAAGGCAAAAGAAAAACAACTAGGATTTCATAATGGCTGTAGAAAAAAAGATTCAACCGATTCCAGATTTTAAACCAATACAAGAGCCTAACCCCGAAGCAGAGATATTGATCGAAGATGCAAGAAGAGAAGCTAATTCAGATGATATTGATGTTATACAAAACGAAGATGGTGGGGCAACTGTAGATTTTGACCCGAACCGTGCACCGATGACCGGTGGCTTTTATGATAATTTAGCAGAAGTTCTTCCAGAGTCAGAGTTAGATTCAATTGCAAGCGATATAGTTGGTGAATTTAAGGCGGATCGCGATTCACGGTCCGAGTGGGGTGATGGATATACCAAGGGACTAGACCTTTTGGGTCTAAAATACACTGATAGAAGCCAACCATTTCAAGGAGCAAGTGGTGTAACTCATCCATTATTAGCAGAATCAGTAACACAATTCCAAGCACAGGCTTTCAAAGAGATGTTACCGCCAAAAGGCCCGGTAAAAACAGCAATTTTAGGCGTAGAAACGCCAGAGGTTGTAGCACAAGCAGACAGAGTACAAGATTTTATGAATTATCAGCTAACAACAGTCATGGAAGACTACACTCCAGACATGGATCAGCTGCTTTTTCACCTACCACTAGCAGGATCAGCATTTAAAAAAGTATATTATGACGGAACTAAGGCACAATGCGTGTCGAAATTCGTGCCAGCAGAGGATTTGGTTGTAAATTACCTAGCCACGGATCTCGAAACAGCGGAACGCGTATCACAAATTGTAAAAATGACACGAAATGAGCTGAGAAAACTACAAGTTAACGGGTTTTACAGAAACATAGAAGTAGAAGAGAGTGATCAAGAAACAAAAATACAGGAAAAATACAACACACTAGAAGGTGTAGAAAAAACAGAGTACGCTGATAACACTTACACGCTTTATGAAATACATTGCAATTTAAACATAAAAGGTTTTGAAGATAAAGACGGGAATACTGGAGAAGAAACAGGTATAGAGCTTCCATACATTGTAACAATAGATGAAGGATCTAATAAAGTTCTTTCTATTTACAGAAACTACAAGGAAGATGACGCTCTTAAAAAGAAAATACAATATTTCGTACACTACAAGTTTCTTCCTGGCCTTGGCTTTTACGGTTTTGGTCTTATCCATATGCTTGGAGGTTTATCAAGAACGGCTACCTCCACGCTTCGTCAACTTATCGATGCGGGAACACTATCAAACTTGCCTGCAGGTTTTAAAGCACGAGGTCTTAGAATCAGAGATGACGATTCACCGATACAACCAGGCGAATTTAGAGATGTTGATGCACCAAGCGGAGACTTGCGCCAAGGATTATTACCTCTTCCTTACAAAGGACCCGATCCAACTTTATTTCAACTCTTAGGATTTTGTGTAGACGCGGGTAAACGTTTTGCTGCTGTCGCCGATATGAAGATAGCAGAAACAAATACAAATGCACCTGTTGGCACAACTCTTGCTTTGATGGAGCAAGGGGCAAAAGTCATGAGTGCGATTCATAAAAGATTACACTATGCACAAAAAATAGAATTTAAATTATTGGCAAAGTTGTTTTCAACTTCACTGCCACCCGAGTACCCATATCAGGTCGTGGGTGGCAACCAAACAGTTAAACAAACAGATTTTGATGATAGGGTTGATGTTGCTCCAGTATCTGATCCAAACATGTTTTCAATGTCACAAAGAGTGGCGATGGCGCAGCTGTTATTACAGTTGGCACAAAGCAATCCTGAACAACACAATTTGCAAGAAGCTTACCGCCGTATGTATCTTGCATTGGGAGTGGATAACATTGAGGCGTTGCTTCCTCCACCGCCTCAACCACAACCAACAGATCCTGCTTTAGAAAACTCTATTGCACTGTTGGGTAAACCATTGAAAGCTTTTCCTGGACAACTGCACAAAGCACACATAGATGCGCATCGTGCTTTCATGTCTAGTATGCTTGTTAAAACAAACATGATGACGATGAGTCTTTTACAAGCTCACATATCTGAACACGTATCTTTTCAAGCAAGAGAAGAAGTGATGCAAGAGATGGCGCCACAACTACAACAAGCTGTGCAGCTTCCACCAGATCAACAACAACAACTTCAATTGCAAATTGAAAATAAAGTCGCTGAAAGAATTAGTGTAATTACAAACAACATGGTTGTTGAAGAACAAGAAATGATGGAAGGCATGGATCAAGATAGTCTTGTTGAATTACGTAAAAAAGAATTAGATCTTCAAAAAGCAGAACTAAGAAGAAAAGAAAAAGCTGATGAGAATGATGTTGCAGTTGACTTGTTAAAACTAAAACAAAAAGCGCAGCAGAATGAAGATAACCTACAATCAAGAAAAGATATAGCTGGACTTAGAGCGGCAGTTACGCTATCTAAAATGAATGGTAGATCTAACCGATAAAACTTTTAATCCTGAGCTAGCTCTTGAGATATATAACAGCGTAAAATCTAGGGCTATTCAAGACAATATTCATTTAGTTGATTTTGCTGCAGCTTTAATTACCTGCTCCAAAGTCATTCTTAGAGAAGAACTTGGACAAAAAGAGGCTGATATATTCTTTGATTTAATAAATAAGTCTTGGATTGTTGAGAAAACTGATGTAACACTTCACTAATGAAAAGATTAAAACCAATACCAACTAAAAATAAAGGACTACCAAAGCTACCTAAAGCTGTCAGAAATAAAATGGGCTTTATGAAAAAAGGCGGATTAGCGAAAGCTACTGCAGCATTAAAAGCTAGAGGCCTAAAGCGCGGTGGACCTGCAAAGAAGAGAGGCTAACAATGAAGTTTAAACAAACAAAAACAGAAGTTGTAAAACAAAAAAATCCTTTTCCAAACCCTGTGGTTGGATCAGACGCAGCAATAACTTTTGCTCCGTTTGTATATAAACAAAACAAGGGGACAGGACCTCAAGGGCAGACTAGTAAAATGCAGATTAAAAAAGTTCCCTTTAAAGGTGTAAAGTAGTATACTTCACCAACTAATAAGGAGGTTTGTATGAACTTACTAAAAGATCTTTGGGCACACTTACAAGAGTGGTCTGATTGGAAAATGAAAGATTGGATTAAAGCTGGTATAGTGGCATTAATCGTAATACTAATTATAGGATCAATCTAGATTAATGGTTTGGCAATTATTAGCAAAGCCCTTACTTGGCGTCGTCGCTGATGGCGTCAAGGGTTTTGTAGAAACAA